CAATTGATAGGCTGCTGCCTGTACAGCAGGTGCCGCACTGTTCATTTCGTCCATGAACAGGATAATATTTTTGTGCTTGGAAGCTTCAACTTCGTTAGGCAACTCAATTGGAGGAGCCCATGCCATGCGGCTAGTGTTGGCGTCAAAATAAGGAATACCTTTAATGTCGGTAGGTTCCCACAAGCTCAAACGAATGTCAATTACATGAGCTTCTAGTTCTTCGCCCAATTGCTTGACAATATCTGACTTACCAATTCCGGGAGGACCCCAGAGGAACACGGGACGTTGTGCCTTAAAAGCACGACGAAGGGACTTTTTAGCGGCTTTAGGGCCAACGGTGCGTGAAACAATCTCGCTCATATATACTCCAGGGTTAAAAAACGTTGTAAACTAAGTGTCTATGTATGTATTATAAACGATATCTGTGCTTACGTCAACTGTTTTTTAACTTTTTTCTTCGTTTTGAGCATCCTTTTTTCGAGCATTCATGGCTTTGACTAGCCCGTATTTTCGAATATCGTCTGAAAACATGTATAGCTCAAAAGCCTTTTTTTCCGAAAAAACGGTTAAACTTTGCCCTGTTAAGAAATAAGGGCAGTCCAAATAGTTGTCAAAAAATATGATTGTTTGGGGACTAAGTTCAATTTTATCCGTGAACGGAACTTCAAATTCTTCCAATTTGAGTTCACCAATTAAAAATTCATATCCTTCTAGACTTAGTCGCAGTGCTCCGGATTCTTTGGTACGCTTACTTTGCCACCATTTGTGTAGATGTAGTTTGACATTGGCTTCGTCCGTACTACGTTCCATCGATTTAAGGAAAATTCTGGTGTAAAGTTCACGATTAATCATTTAATAATTTCACCAGCAGTCAACCTAACCACCTGAAAATCACCGCAATCAAACATCTGATTTAGTTTTTTTGCTAGATTGATAGCATGTCCAGGGTTGCTAAATGATACTTTTTTATATTTAGGACCGGGGTATGATGTAAGGCTGTTAAAGCTCTTTAAATTAAAAGGTTCATTCTTATAAAATACTGCCCAAATAGCATCAGACTCTAAAACTTGCTCAGTTTTATAGTTCTTTTTATTTGTGTACTCTAACAAAACTTTTGGTTTTGGTCTCGACATATATGCGTCCTTAATATATACGCACATATTTATCATCTAAGTAGTAGAAAACCCGCCACCATCCATTTTGATAGTTACTTCGCTGCCTTGCGATTGTGCTAGTTTGCTCAATAATTCGTCTTGATCTTCCAGCAATTTAGCAGTTATTTCACCTAGACTATAGGCCAGCATCTTTGCTGACTTAATATCTATTTTTACTTCTTTTTGCTGTGCCAATTCAGCACTTTTTACCTGTTGAATAAACTGCTGAATGGGCAGTGTGTTAATTGGATTTGACATTGCTTAATACCTGTTTCATTTCAAATTCTGTTTTAAAAGGCCCACGATTTTCATATCGTTCAATTGTAATTAGTTTAGGGCAGAAACTTTTAACCCAGCCTTTGTCAAATCGAATAATGTAATAACCTGCGCAATACAAACTTTTGCTAGCTTCACTTTTTGTAAATAGCGGTAATTTCTTTTGTACATTGTACATGGGATTACACGGATTACAGCTTGTTGGATACCCGTGTACATCTTTGCTTTCATCTTGACTAATGGTAGTTGTAATTTTACCACTAAAAAAATCTTTTCCAAATGCTTTAATAAGCTCTTCTTTTTTGCCAAAGAAACTACTACCGTCTTTGCCACTTAACATATATTTGTTATTTTCTTTTTTGTGTAATGTACCAATCTTTTCTCCGTCTTGTTCCACAATCCAAAACTTACCATCAACAATGGGCTTTGCGTGTATTTCTGTCATTTTGTATATCTCGCTTGAAATGGTTCAGCATACTGCTGAATGCTGTCAATCATACGTTTCATATCGTATAGTTGACAAAATTTTAATAGTCTAATGCCCACTTGATCAACTGTCTTGGGTACAGCATTAGTCGTAATTGTTTCTTTAATAAAAGACTTAATGTCTTCGGGCTGTGCTTTAAGATCAATCAGCTGACGATTACGGTTGTAGTCATCTAACACCCTGTGTTCGACGCCAGTATGGTCTACCCAACGCTGCAGCATCATATTATTCCACGCGAACCCTTTGTTACTGCGGTCTTTAAACGCTTCTTCTAGCTTGTTCTTACGCACCTTAGGATAAGCACTAAAGACGTTGTCACTACTATCACCACGTATACATTTCTCAAACAAGATCCATTCAGGATTAGGAATGTCTTTAGGCAAGCCGGTTTTAGTGTCCTTAACCATTTTACCTTTTTTATCAAAGATACCTTCGATGGTGGTAAGTGTTTCAGCTACGCCATTATATTGTTTGACATTAGGCGCAATCAGCTGATGGAAATCGCTGTCTGTCGAGATGATCACGTGGCTATCATCGGGGTGATCCGCAATGAACCCAGCAATCAAATCGTCAGCTTCTAGTTGACTATGTTGTAATACTGTACAGTTAGTTTTCTCTGTAATGAACTTTTTAAATTCGTCAAATGCTTCCCAGAACAACTTATCTTCTTCTGCTTCTTTAACAGTCATAGCCGCACGAGTTTCTGCTCTGTTAGCCTTGTAGGGTTTGTAATAATCTTTGCGCCACGATCGGCCTTCGAGGCAGAAGACCACATGCTTCCCTTCGAAGTCATTCCATGCTTTTTTGATACTGTTAAATGTGATATGGAATGCCATACCTACTTTAATATCAGCGTCGCCGCGGATAACGTGTCTAGCACGAAAGAATGTGTTAGCAGTATCAACTAAAATATATGTCATGAAACCTCTGACTTGCCTTTGGCAATTGGAACTACGTTAATATAACCGGCACCTCTACTAGTGTCCAGACCTTCCTCGCCTAGCATGTTTCTAACAATGTCACGGAACCAACGATCCACAATCTCTTCGTCCGGGTCACCATCGAAACCGTATCCAGCTTGTTTCAATTGTAACACAAAAAGTTCATTCCAGTCAAGCTCAAAGAAGCCATTACGGATATTATCTTTATTAACGTGCGTATCCAAAACACTTACCCACGGCTCGCCTTTGGCAGTAGCGCGATCTTTTGGTGTCATCTTGGCAACGGCTTCTGCCTTCTGCGCTGCCTCGGCGGCATCGAGTGCGGTTTTAGCAATCTTGGCAGAATCTTCTGCGGCTTTTAATGACGCTTCTGCTTCCTCTTTAGCCTTGGCCTTTATCTTATCGATGCCGGTTAAACGTTCAATTATGTCTGTTATTTTCCCCATCCGTTCCCCCATAAGTCTACGTGTAGTCTTGGGCTATAGTAATAGCCTCTTTTTAATGCTTCGTCGGCAATGTGTATACGATTACCATCATACACACTGACAACACCGCCCACAGGCATAACGTACACCGGTCCTACAAAACCTGCGTCACGATATGCCATCACAGCTTGATCAACTTCGTCAAAGTGTTCTAACTGATCCACTACGAATTTCAAATATACAAAACCGTATTGTTGATAATCTGCCACCACATTGGGTTTAACAGCATCATCCCATTTTTCTCCGCTTGCGCTTAATTTAGGACTCACGCTAAATGTAATCTCTCTAAACGAGTGATACCAATCATCTAAAAATGTTTTAAATTCTTCATGTAATGGCTGAGTGCCGTTTGTTTCAAATGTTAGGTTTTTTAAATCCTGCATTTTTGTATGATTCAGTAATGCGGGATACAACTGTTGCCAGCCCAGTAAGGGCTCGCCGCCTGTGATAACAAGATGTACATCATTACCGTTGCTTTGTACCCAAGTATTTTTACTAGGTGTTAATCCTAGTAGCTTAGATACTATATCGTCAATGGTATAATAAGGACTTAGTTCTTTAAAAGCCGGATGCCAACTAGCATAGCTATCGCAACCTGTGTTAACTAAAGGTAATTGTTCAAATGTTTTGTAAAGGTGAACACTGTTAGCAATAGGTTCTACCTCGTTAGTTAGTTCACCTTTGGGCATGCCAAATCCAGCACATTTAAAATTACATCCGAACGTGCGTAAGAACACACTAGGCACACCAATAAATCTACCTTCGCCTTGTGCTGAATAAAATACCTCACTGATTTTTATCTTGTCCATCTTCTTTCTCTTTCTTAAATTCTTCGTACGAAGTAGTAATACTATCCCATACCGCCCACTTAAACAACCATGATAATAAGGAGGTAGCTCCCACTACTAATAACAGTGCTCCAATGATGCCTGGCAATAAAAATCCAACAATAAGTGAAGCCATAGATGCGGCATATACTTTTTGCCAAAGTTTCCATTTAGTCCATTGCCATAGGATGAAATTGTATGCGTCTTTCAATTTTTTAAATTCTCCAATGTTGCGATTTTGGCAATACGCTCTCCAAAATCTTGATCTTGTGTAATTATGTATGTTTGGTGATCGTGTCTATCATTTCTACGATCGTAGCGACTAAATTCTACAATCTTGCCACCTATGGCACTATAGACTTTAAAGTGTAGCGTTGGTTCACTATCGATAGACTGTTTGCTAACAGCTATACCTGTACCACCTTTAGATATTGTGTTATATTGTGCTGGTCGATCTTCTCGGGCGTTCTCCCAATCTTCACGTACCCAATTAATTACCATTCTTTTAAACCAGTTCATTTACACATCTCCAACCAATCATCTAATTTTTTTGCTGCCTCGTCGAACTCTAAAGCCCATACTCTAGCATATATTGTAGCATCTTCTATACGTAAGTCAAATGGTACTACGCCATTCATTCTAAAATCTTCTGGCACTCTTGTAGTAACTTCAAATTCTTGTAAATTCTTAGCACGATTAATAAAATGATCCATTATGTCTTTGGCTGTTTCCATCATTGTTCCTTAATG